AGCTGACTTCCGCACTACTGTGGAAGCTGACTTCCGGCCAGTTAGGAAGCGTACTTCCGCCTATACTAAAGAGAAACTAAAGATAAAAAGGGGAACTTTGAATGACCTTGCGGGATGACCTATATGAAAAATATAAAATACCGTCAACACGACTTAGAGACGGAACACAAAAAACAAAATGTCCAGAATGCCAACCCGAACACAATATGCGAGACAATCCTTTGACAGTTACGGTGGAAGTTGGCGCGATATTGTTTCATTGCCACCATTGCGGTTTTGAGGGCGGCGTTACCGATCAGATGCAACCAAGACACAAAAAGATTGCCAGACAGCCGGAGCCAGTTTCTTTTCTTCCAAACGCAAATGCCTTTTTGGATAAATATTTCAATTCGCGAGGTATTAGTCGCGAGACCTACGAGGCCTTTAATATTTTTACAGAGGACAATAACTGGATCGGCTTTCCATACAACGGACACAATGGTCAGTGTGACAATGTAAAGTTAAGAACCGTTGACAAGCAATTCAGACAAACTAAAAACGGCAAAAAATCTCTTTATAACTATGAGCGAGTGGTTAACGCTTCAACGGTCTTAATTGTTGAGGGAGAGATGGACGCTCTGGCTGCGTTTGAGGCGGGCATATTGACGGTAACAACGCTGCCTGACGGAGCGCCAGCCAAAGTCAATTACAAAGAAGATGACAAGCGTTTTGAAGTGCTGCGAACTCATCCGCTTAAGGCTAACAAAATAGTTATTTTTTGCGACCAAGATGGACCCGGCGATAATTTAAAGAAAGAGCTTTGTCATCGTTACGGAAAAGATAAGTGCTGGTATGTAAAGCCGCCTGAAGATTGCAAAGATGCTAATGACGTTTTGATTAAGCACGGCTCTCTGGCTTTAAAAAACTTGGTGGAATCAGCGATACCCTTTCCCGTTGACGGCCTGTATACGGTTGGAACATACGCCAATGATGTGCTTGATCTTTACAGCGGCAATTATGACAGGCCAATAGAAATTGGCTATCCAGACCTAGACAGAATATACAAGGTGATGAAGGGGACTTTCCATGTATGGACAGGGATTCCTAATCACGGCAAATCTACTTTCCTAGATCAGTGTTTAATTGAGCTGGCAAAAAATCACGGGTGGAAGTTCGCGTTTTTTAGCCCAGAGCATTCAACTAAGATGCACATACGAAGGCTGGCATCCATGATTGTCGGGAAGCCATTCGATCAAGGCTTTAATGGTCGTATGAGCGAAGAAGAATTAAAGACTGCCATGCGGTGGGTACATAAGCATTTTTATTTTATAGAGACTCGCGAGCATACCCCTCATATTGACAAGATTCTTGAGATTGCTAAAGGCGCAATACAGAAGTTTGGATGTAACGCTCTGGTTATTGACCCTTACAACGAGGTTGACGCTTCTAGGCGAGGAACCCAGAGGGAAGACGAGCATATCAGAGACTTCATCAGTAAGTGTAAGCGATTCTGCAAGATGTATGACATCACAACGTGGGTTGTAGCGCACCCAACCAAGATGCAGAAGCAAGACAAAGGTGGATATGCGGCACCTACGGCATACGACATAAGCGGCGCGGCTCACTGGCACAACCAAGCTGATGCGGTGGTCGTGGTTCATAGAAATTTTGACGCAGGAACAATACAGGTAATCACTCGTAAAATACGGGAGCAAGGACTGTACGGGCAAATCGGAGAAGCTGTGTTTAGTTTTGATATTGCAACCAAGCGGTTTGTTCCCCCGAGTAGGCAAGCGCCCTCAATCGTTAATTATGGATCATCATGGCACGACAACGAGTAACTGGCGAAGACGCTATGGCGCTGCTTTTAAAGATCAGCAATATACAGTTTGAAAGAGAATACCGCTTTCACCCAGTAAGACGCTGGAGATTTGATTTTGCGATACCGCAAAGCAGAATTGCAGTAGAGATTGAAGGCGGGATATACACTCAAGGAAGGCATACGCGGGGTTCAGGGTTCGCTAAAGATTGTGAGAAGTATAATGCGGCCACGGTCATGGGATGGTCTGTTCTAAGATATCCGGCGAACCAAGTGAGTTCAGAGTCGGTAGAAGAAATCAAACAATTGATAAGGAATAAAAATGCAAAAATCAAATGATATTCATGCGTCCCTTCGCCCTAGAGATGAGCTAGATGAATGCTTGGAAAACTGGGAAAAAGCGATAGACGATTGGCGGGTTGCTCAGTTCAAATGCGCCCATAGTGAAACAATGTTTAAGGCTTGGGAGGCCGCCACAAAATCAGCAATTATGGCGCACAAAGTATCCGCTGTTTTGGCTGAAGCAAAAATCAGGTCTATGGATGAGTGGTCTGACCGGTATTTAGAGTCAACAAAGTTAAACATAGACGCGGAAACTAAGAAGCGGATTCTGCGTCTATCTGAAGCAAAATGGGAGTCGGAGCGATCCCGTCAAGTCTCGCTCCGTAGTCTTAGATAGCTTGCTTCGTGTAGCTGTGGTCAAGGGCTGGCTTGATTAACTCGCGTTCAATCGCGAAGTCATCGTAGCCCTTGCAGATTGAGGCAAGGTAGTTGTGGCTAGGTGGGTGGACGTCGCTTTGGTCGCACATGGTGTAGACCATTACCTGTCCGGCGGCGGTGTCTATGAACTGCTTCGTGTACAGGTGGGGGAACCCCTCGTACCGATCAAGCGCTCTCTCGCACCGCTCAGTGATCATCCATAGTCCAAGGGTAACGGACTGGCCGCGAACCTCTTCTATGTCTGCTACGCCCCTGAACACTAGCGCGTGGTTGTTGAGCACCAAGGTCTCGCAGGGCAAGGCCTCTGGGCAACGGTGGCGCATCTGCGCCTTGTTGAGGTTGGAGCCATAGGCTCCGTATAGGTATGGCTTGAAAATACTCATTAGTTAAGCTCCTCGTATCGTTCTTCAAAGTAATCCTGCACACTCTGCTCTACGCCATGCATCCATCCCAAGTCAATAACCGCATCGGTACAAACCGCGTTTCTCCAGTTAGGAGTTAAGCTCTCTCCTGTTCGGCTTTCTATAAGGGTAACAGCGGTAAGAGGTCGAATGAATGCTGCTGTATCGTGCGTGCTGTGCAAGTGTGATTTTTTTCTGGTTATGTAAAGTTCGCGCAATTCTTCAGTAGTTATAGTTCCAAGAAGTCTGTTAGTGCTAACTTTTCGTATAACCCACTTATTGCTTCCGCGTTTCCAAGTAATGTTCATGTCGTTATTTTCAAAAAGGTTTCGAATCTCGTTAAACGCTCGCTTAGTTACTGGAGCGGAGCTCGCCTCTACCGTTAGAGCAATGCTTGTTTCGACAAACTGCATCAGATAGCAGACCCAGTTTCCAATTTTTCTAAACTCAGTGGTTCCGCTATGCTGACGGAACTCCATAGCGCCGCGAGTTGCTATGTTAGTGAGGTTTACTTTGTGATACCGATTCATGGCATGAGCTTGGTCGCTTTTAGTTTCAAACTGCTTCATGCGATCAGCGTGGTTTGAAATTCCCCGACACCATCGTGATTCTCCGCGTCTGCTGATTGGCATGATAAGGTCAATTTGCTGCTCGTAATTAGCGTATCTTTCCCAAACCTTGGAAATCTCAGGAACCGTCATATCTCGGCAGTCTAGGTGAACGTGCAGGCCGCAGGTTCTGTTTACCGTGCATCCGGCTAGATCGTTCAAAACAGTGCAAACAGTTTGTAGTTGAGCGAATCCGTGATCACCTTGAAGAATTGGACTTACAATCTCGCCAGTAAGCCCGCTTCTGTGATGAAGGCTTGCGTCAGTGACGATTTTCCAGTTTTCAGAAGTTGTGTGATTGTAGCGCTCAACTCTAGCATCAATTCCTGCGGCGCGTAATGCGCTCTCAACTGCTGTGCGCTCTACGCCTACAAATTCAATCTCAATGCCAAATTTACGATCAGTGTGGTTCATTTTTTATCCTTCGGTTTTCTGTGGGGCCGCCCCCGTCCATGTAAGTAACTATAGCAGGATTGTTTATTATTACAACCTTTTATTGATAAAAATGTGCGAAATGTGCAAAAAAATTGACGCTGTGGGCTAGGAGTGTCAAAATAACAGTAAGCTAGGTAAGAAATTCGGAGTGGAAATGTCGCAGTGGCGAGCTGAAGAGGTGGTTATAAGGCCGCTGGAAAGCCTTATTCCTTATGAAAGAAACGCAAATACGCACCCAGAAGAGCAAGTTGAGCAAATAGCCAATAGCATTAGACAGTGGGGATGGACTGTTCCTGTTCTTATTGACGAAAGGGGAATGGTTTTAGCGGGTCACGGCAGAATATTCGCCGCAAAAAAACTCAATCTTGAAGATGTCCCTTGCATAGTTGCTGACCAGTGGAGCGAGACCCAAAAAAGAGCGTATGTCATTGCGGATAACAAACTGCAAGAAGGCTCAAGCTGGGATTATGGGATTATGGCATCCGAGCTAAAGGGTCTGGCGGCGGAGGACTTTGACATTGATCTTACTGGGGTAAGTAATGCGGAGTTTCAGGTTTTTAGCGGAAACGAATCAGACGAAGAGTTTTTGTTTGACTTTAACTCTGCATCTGATGCTCAGTCTGACGGTAGCGCCGATGATTTAGATGCAGACGCGCCTCGCAAGAAAACAGATGAAGGCTATGTTGAGTTTGCCGTAGTAATGAGAGAAGAAAACAAGCGAAGGTTAAATCAGCGCCTAAACGAGATTAAAGTTTCACACGGAATAGAAAGCAACGAAGACGCTTTAATGGTAATGGCGGGATAATGGTCACCAAAATACACAAAAAGAAATACCAAGAAAAAAATGTGTATGAAGCTGCACTTGATAGAATTCGGTATCTTTACGAGACGTTTGATGATGTGATTGTTTCTTTTAGCGGAGGAAAAGACAGCACAGCGATGCTTTTGTGCTGTATTGATGTTGCTACCGAGATAAACAGGCTTCCCGTAAAGGCCGTTTTTTACGATGAAGAAGCGATACACCCCCCGACAATTGATTATGTAAGAAGAGTTGCTAAAAGCCCAGAAGTTGATCTGGATTGGTATTGTTTGCCTATAAAGCATCGTAACGCATGCAGCAACAGTCAACCATTCTGGCATTGCTGGCATCCAGAAGAAAAATCAATCTGGATAAGAGATTTACCCCCAGAAGCAATAACTGAGCATGACAGGTTCAGCATGGGTCAAAGCATGCAGGATTTTGGCATTGCCCACTTCAAAAATACTAACAAAGTGGTTATACAGGGCATTAGAACCGAAGAAAGCATACGTCGTTATCGCGCCGTGGCAATGAAGAAAAATGAAAACTATATTTCTAAATCTGAAAAAGGCGTTTACTTCGCGTATCCAATATATGACTGGTCTTCTGAAGATGTTTGGAGGTTGGTAAAGATAAAAGATGCCGATTACAACCGAACCTATGACATATTCAACAGAACGGATCAGTATGGAATGCTTTTAAAACAGCGAGTTTGTCCGCCTTTTGGAGAGGAGCCGTTGCGAGGATTGTACGTTTACAGTGAATGCTTTCCTGAAATGTGGGAAAAAATGATTAACAGAGTACCCGGAGCATCAACGGCGGCAAGGTATGGAAATACCGAAATGTATGCGCAGGGCTATAAGCCGGAACATACATCTTGGCGAAGCCATATACAAAATATTCTTGAGCAGTACGAAGGGAAAGATCGTGCAGCGGTTACAAAGGTGGTAAATACATGCATGCGAAGCCACAAGAAAAAAACGGATGACGCGATTCCGGAAGAATTGGCGCACCCCGTAAGCGGCGTATCATGGAAGTTTATATCTAAAATAGTAACCCGAGGAGACTTCAAAGGCAGGGTAATACAGAATCTTAGCAACGAAGCCCAGAACAGAACTAATAGAATGGGCATAACCACAGAAGAAGCGCAAAGGCGTTATGGCAAAAAGGCGGAGGCAGAATGAGCCACGAAGATCAGCCGATTAACGCGGTGCAATGGATAGAAAGAGACTTGTTAAGCCCTAACGCTTACAACCCGAACCGTGTCGCTGGCCCGGAAATGAAACTGCTAAAAATTAGTATACTAGAGGACGGTTGGACGCAGCCTATAGTGATAAATACAAATTATGAAATCGTAGACGGTTTTCACAGGTGGACCGTAAGCGGAGACAAGGATGTTCAAAAGGTTACCGGAAGCCTTGTGCCGGTGGTAATGACTAGGCCAGCAGATGACGCGCACCAAAAAATGAGCACCATAAGGCACAATCGGGCGCGTGGGACGCATGGCGTTCTCAACATGTCTGAAATCATTCAGTCTATGGTAGATAGCGGGCTATCAAAGCAAGAGATTATGGCCCGCCTACAGATGGAAGAAGAAGAGGTTATAAGGCTGGCGGCTAGGGTGGGAATACCTAAAAGTGATTTAATTAATGATAGCGGATTTTCAAAATCTTGGAGCGTTTGACATGGCGACACATAACGAAAGATACGGTGCTCATTACTGGAATGGATCAGAAGTTGATGTGTACGAATCTCCGGTAGAAGACCTATACAGGTATACGGCATATATCGGAAAGCATGACCTGCCTTCTATTGAGAGAGGCGGAAGCCATATAATGCTGAGTAGCGATACTTCACGGGCAATATGGAGTGCACGTACTGACACCCAAACAAGCGATCACATTGCAGTGCATTTCCCAGCATACCAGTGTGGCGACAAACAAATGACGGTAAACCAACGTGTAAACTTGCCGTATATAAACGGTTGCGCGACCAGACAGCTTTTTGCCCCAGAGCGCATAGGTGATCCAACGTTCCAACAATTAACAATGCCGCCATTCACAAGCGAGCAAGCACATCACATACACCCTACAGCCAGAGTTGTTTATGTTCTTAAAGGGCAGGGGTGGAGCATTGTGGGGCAAGAGGGTGATGATGAGGAGACCGAGCTTGTCTCGGGCATGACTTGTGTACTTGATCCT